ATAGGGTAGACCCGGCCGTTACGGTTCTTCACATCTGCTTGCATGAAGATACCTTTGATCTTGTAGTTTTTACCACCATCTTTCTTTTCTTCGGTGATATACTCTACTTCTTCTACGGCTTCTGAAAATAATTTTACGGTCTGCATATCAATCCCCTATGACGTAAAGTTAACATCTTTGCGTAATTCGATTATCATTGATCCAGAGCTACCACGCAAACTCAACTCCAAGTCACCAGAAGTTGCACCTGTATTTGTTGCGTTATTGGTAATCGGTCCAGCTGTCCCGTCATAATGACCAGTTCCAGCGAGATTGATTGCAAGTGTATCAGATGATGCGCCCTTAAATTCTACAAACGCCCAGTTCTTATCATCATCTGCAACTCCACCAGTTATTTGCCACCAGATACGAGTAATATCTAATTTTGCACCGTTAGCATGACCGTCAAGACCAGACGCATCTAAAATATTATTATTAGAACTTGTTTCATCGTCCCAATTAACCAAAATGGTAACTTTACCACCAGCACCGGCAGCATTGACCACTGTATCTTTTAGTGTCCTAGTTGCAACAGCCATCCTCTAACTCCTTAAATCGAAAGCATTTCTTTTTCAAAATATGACATAAGTTCCTTTTCTGGAACCCTGTATTTCTTTGAAATATCAGATATAGTTTTCTCGAAACTATTTAGGAAATCTGAAGGTTTAGCGTCCATTTTACTAAAAATATCGTCCACGGCATCCTTCATCTTAGGAGAAAGCTTTTTATACAGCTTGGATTTCCTGTGTTCATCCTTTTCTACAACTGTAGATTCATATATCTTCTCAATCCGTTTCATTTTCCATGCTCTTAACAAATGTTTTGGCCAAATCTCTTCGTCGTAGTTCTAAAGCATCTCCAACTTTATGTGACATAGAGTTGTTGAAAACTGTCTCAGCTTCTAAATTATCACTGTTTGAAAGTGCATCTACAATTTCTCTACTCATTACTTATCTCCATTTCCGTTTTTCTTTTCAGCTGCATCAGCATCTTTTAACTCCGCATCTGCTTTTGCTTGTGCAGCTTGCGCTTTCTTCAGTTCATCCTCTGGGTCTTCTTCACCTGAGAACTTATCATAATCATCAGCAGGAATAGGAGCACCGCCAACTTCTGGATAACGAGTAACACCATCGCCACCAACTGGAACAACTATTCCACCATCCATCGGGTCCATTTCCATTTCTCTGGCAATCTGATCTCTCATTTCATCAACTTGAGAATCGTTCATGCGAAGTACATGTTTAAGCACATATTCCTTACTAAAGAATGTTCCAATATAAGACTGTATGCTATCCAACGCATCAATACGATCTCTCAATAGTTCAGCTTCCTTCAGTTCTGCAAAGTGACCATCTTTTAAGAAATCATATTGGATATGTTCCTTCATGTTATCCCAATCCTCTAACGAAATGATACCTTTCAATATCAATTGTGTTTTGAGAATATCCGTAAATAAAGGAGTGAATTTTTTTCTAATTTTCTGAATGAACTTAGTAAACTTCAATTCATCCCGTGTAATTTCATTGGCTCGACCAAGACTAAACGAGTTCTCAGCTTCAAGTCTTGAAATAGGAACATTGAGAGAGCGATATAATTTTTGTCTGAAATATTCAATATCGTCAATCTCTCCTAGATTTGAACCACCAGCGAGAGTATCAATCTCTGTTCCTCTTCCACCCTCACGACGAGGTAGCCAAAAATCTTCAAGCATTGACATATGGTTACGGTCATCTCGTATTTCTCCAGTGCTAGCATCATAAACTAGTTTATTACGATAACGATTCATAACGTCTTTTAAGTACTGTTCTGCTTTTACCTTGGGTAAATTACCAACATCAATGTAGAAAATCCTACGTTCTGGTGCCCTTGAAATGCGATAGATAACTAACGCATCCTCAATCATCCGTAATTGATTAACAGGTTTAATTGCTTTATGTAAATACGACAGAACCTTACCACCATTCTGGTCAATTACACCAGACGGACAAAATGCAACTGCATCAGCTGCAATCTTTAGTCCTTGGTTAGCTCCACCATATCCAGCAGAGAAAAGTCCCTTTTCATTGTAGATGTAATACTCATCAATTTTCTTGATCATATCTACGCCGGTTTTAGGGTCTTTATCTTTTTTAACCTGTCTTGCTTTTTTAATTTTTGTAGGGTCAATATAACGTAGGTCTACAATGCCCCTTTTAGGATTTTTACTGTCTATAACTTTGTGGTAGAAAATTCTACCGTCTACATACCATCGTCGCAAAATATCATGACCCTTATTTTCAAATTCTAAAAGGGATAATACCTCATCAAATTCTTTTCTCATTGCTCTTCTGATTTTTTCGGGATATGGTAATCTGTCAGTTCTAAGTGTAACTGCTTGAGAGACTTCATCAGAAGTTATAGCTTCATTGATAATATCTTCAATTGCGCTGTCACACTCTGGTTGCTGTGCAATATCTCTATACCTACGAATGAGGTCTAGTTCTGTTTTTTCTCGACCATCTGTGTCTAAAATTTGGCCAAAGAAACCACCGCCAGCAATATCTATTGTGCCGTCATCAGGAGTTGGGGTGGTGAAAATCTGTTCACCACCCGTTTCCTTCTTTGTCCGATTAATTGAAAACCCGAAAAGTTCAGCCATAATATCTCCTACTCCTTTATTTAGTAGGTTTTAATTGTCACTATTCAAACTATGCGTCCAGAACCACTTGTCCTGCCGAAGTGCTTTCGATACCGTTAGTTATGAAGTGTTGATATCTCCATGTCACTTCAAAACTTTCAATTTCGTTGGCACTGGCAGATGCTAAATCAATTTGTGCAATAGACTGCGGCCATGCATTAATGAACTTATATACTTTGAGAGCTGTATTGTCCCTATCAAGTTGTGTAACTGTTAGGTCAGCACAGTAGGCCAAACTACTTGTATTAATTGCTGGGTCTTGTTGCGCTGTAGCAAGATCATTAATCTTATTTTGCCAATTTTCTATTGCATTGCGAATAGCAAAGCTTGTATCATTGAGAAATGTAACTGTCCAAGGATCAGCAAAGTCTCTGTCTCCAGCTATTCTAATTGTTCTTCCACGAAAAGGAAGTTCAATTTCTTCTATTGACATGCCTGGCAAGTTCGTTGCAGTACATAGAAAAGCAGCGTTTCTTGTATCAATCCCTGATCCAACAGGCGGGTCTAGTATTTCAACTTTAAATTGGTTTGATCTGGCACCACCACCAACTAATTGTGCTCTAAAATCGTCAATTGTTCCAACCATTTTACTTTACCTCCTAAAACTTGCCAACAACTTCAGAGAACTCAACCCCTGTGCGAACCGCAACAAAGTTAAGAGTAATGAAGTTGATTGATCGTGCTGGTTTAATGTAAATGTCACCGATAAACTCGTTTCGGTCAATGACTTCGCCCGTGTTGTTTGTGGCATCAGCAACAACTTGGAAATCAGTAATACCTCTACGTCCCTGCACATCTCGTAAGAAGGGTTCAACCATATTACGGAACTGAGCCCGTGTAAACTCATCGTTGAACTCAAAGAGCATGTACTTAGCAGCAGTGGCAATTGCTTTTTCAAGAACAAGGAACAGTCGGCGCACGTTAATGCGGTCAAATGCACTTGGTCTAGTGAGAGCAGTTTTGTCACCAAAGAGAACCACACCTTGGCCGGGGAAGTCAACCACTGGGTTGATCCGAGCCTTGTAAAGAATATCTCTTTCTGCCTGTTGTGGATTGTATGCAAGTTTAATTGCACCACGAATGTTACCACGGTTATAACCACCCGGCGAGAACCACGGATCAGCAACTTTGTCTGTATGAGCGCACAGTCCAGCAATGTCACCGTTCAATGGCACATAACGGAATACATCGTTATACTTGTCATACATGTATTTGTATCCACTGTCATAAACCACATAAGAGGATGACGGTAGAGTGTCAAAACAATTTTTGACATTTACTGTTTGTGTATTTGAACTCTGAACATTTACAACCGCCTGTCTAGCAGGGGAGATAAATGCTACGAGGTCTTTCCGAAGCTCTGCAAGATCAGTAATCATTGTACCGTGAGTGTCAAACTCATCACCAGCAGAACCAAAGGAAGTTCCTGTCACTGTGACAGAAGGGCCACCAAGAACAAAGTTAATATCATGAAGTTCAGCATTTGCGAAGAGATCATAAGCAGTTCTCTTTTCACCAAGTGATACGTCATAATCGTCTGTTCCACCTGTTAGACTATCTAATGTGGGTGAATCAACAGCGGTGTATGCTCCAGCACCCGAACCAGAATCTTGAATGATACTGTCGCCGTCCGTTTCGTCAAGAACACTACCACCTTCATCTGATCCAGTTGCATCAGTTCCGTTCAAAATGATATCGTTACTAAGGTCTAAATCACTACCCCAGTTTGTTCCAGCGCCCAGATGATCCATCCAGTAAATAAAAGCTGAACGTGTGTAGATAACATCTACATAGTAATTTGTTCCACCTTGAACTGTCTTAGCTTTTGGGTTCTTAGAAAGACCTGTATATGTTTCTAGAACTGCAAGTGTACGTTGGCCAGCAACGCTTTCAGCAAAACCAGAAATTTTACCAGTTGTATCATATACAACGATATGCATTTCATCAGCTGTACCACGACTTTCTGTTTCTGACCATTTTGATGTGCCGGGAGCAGCATCAAAAAGATCATAGAACTTCCACCGGCGACGAATATAAGAGTTATCAGCAAGAGAAGCAGCAAGTCCTGTACCATTCGGGTTATCAAGTTCACGAATTGTGACAGTGTTGTTAGCGGTATCTCTTGCAGTAACTTCGTACTCTTTACCAGCATGTCCTGTAGCTGGTGTTCCGAAACCACTGTCTGTGAAGAATGAAAGTATGTCTCCAACGTTGATCACGTTACTTGCGAGGTCAACATCGTCAACTGTAACTGATGTAGCACCACTTGAGGCCGCACCATTAACTTGGTTTGCACCAGTGATATCTTGAGAGAAAGCAGTCGCTGTTGCACAAATTGAAACAGCGAGACTATTACCATGATCACCAGCTGTTCGTGCCGCCCAAGGACCAACACTAGCTTGACCATCTCTGAAAGAGTTGGTATAATGATCTGTATCTCTAATTAATACTCCGAGTTCTGACGCAGCGTTTAGTACGCCGGACTCGCAACGCACAACTTTAAGTGCGTTTGAATACTGCAAAAAGTTTGCAGCAGTGAAGAAATATTCAAAGTTACTTGAATTTGGCTTACCAAAGATATTGACCAATTCTGCTTCCGAACCAATATTTACAACTGTAGCAACCGGACCTTTTTCAAAAGGACCAGCAATAGCACCAATATTTGTTTGGAGAGCAGGAACAATATTCGTTAAGTCGATTTCTCTTACATGTACGCCTGGCGACACTAAAAAACCCATTTTCCTTACTCCTTTATCAACCGTTAGAGTTAAACTCTTTTGATAATTATATTTATAAAAAACCGTTTCCTAAACGTGTTTTTTATATGTTGGTGTTCTTATAAATAAATTCATGAACAAACATTACGAAAAATATAAAGATACGATAAAAAAAGTGTCTAAACGAAACTACCGTCAACGTATTGTGTGGCTTAACGAATACCTTGCTGAAAAGTCATGTTCTCATTGTGGAGAAAGTGAGACAGTGTGTCTAAAATTTCATCCCCACCACAATAAAATTAGAAAATTGACTCAACGCAAAGGTATGAATGATGAGAGTCGCAAAGAAGCCACTGAACTCATGCAACTATCTACCATTGTTTGTTCAAATTGTTATATAAAATTGGACAATGATCTTATTGATATTATGTAGGGATTTACCAATTTGTACCCCAATCTCTTACCACAGGGTTCCATTTTGTTCCATATTCATCAACCATCTCACCCACATTTTCTTCTTCAAGTCCATCAATAACAAAACCAAATGGTGCCATGTCCTGTTCTAACATGTCCTGTTGTTCTTTCATCATGGTTGCACGAATATCTTGATCTGATAGTTCTTTGAAATATTGTTGATCTGTTGCCCATGCAAACATAAACAGACACGCTACTAAGTCATCGTTGCATCCCTCATCAGCTTCAAACGATTGTCCTTTGATAACAAAAGTTGTCAACTCTGTAATAACTTCTAAATCTTCTATGATAAGTTTATTGTCCTCAACCATCTGTTTTAGATTAGAGCAACCAATACGTTTAACAGCTTTAGTGGTTCTTACTCCCAATTGCGCTCTGCCCCCTGAGAACCCCCCGCCAAGGACTTGCCCTGCACGCCCACGCATGGAAGCCATAATTAGGTTGTCATACTCAAGATCAAACTGTAAAGCATTAGCAACCTGTTCTCCTATATCATTTACCTCAACCATAACAAAGGAATGGTTATATGCTCTTGCAACATCATATATCTTAGCCGGAAATAAAAGAGGTTTTATCTCATTATCTCTAAACTTTGCGACTACTTTATACGGTATCTCTGTCACATCTATAACCACAAAAGCAGAGTAGTCATTAGAGGTTCCTCTTGACACATCGGCAGTTAACATATATGTGTGACCATCTTCTGGTTGAACATGAACATCTAAACCAGCGTTGGACTGTATAGGGTTTCTATATGTCATTTGTTTAAGTTTTGTAGGTGTGATTAAGGTATCAATTGATCCTAGAAACTCACACTCAAATTCTGTATTGAACTGTGCCTCTGATGTATTCTTAATAGTTTGTTCTTTCCACGCCTCATCACGGCCAGGCACTTCGCTCCAATGCACCTCAATTGGAACGTATTCATTTCTCTCCTCTTCTGCATCTACCCACAACTTATAGAACATATTCATACCGTGTGGGGTTGAAACAATCATCACTTTAGTTGTTTTACCAGAGCTGATTGTTGGATAAACTGAACTAAAGAACTGTTCTGCAACATTTGCTGGGACGTAGGCAAACTCATCCAGAAAGATAATGTTGTAAGAACCACCACGAACAGCGCTTGCAGAAGTAGAAGATGCCAGTATTTTACTACCATTTTCCAACTCCAGACTGCCCTTGTTCCAAGACATAACGCCTTGTTGTAACCACTTCGGCAAATGCTCATATGCGAGTTGAAGCCTACCTAACAAATCCCTTGCAGTAGCAGCCTTGTTTGCAAGGATTGCCACATTCACACTTGGATTAAATAAAACATAATGAAGCAGATATGCAATAATCGTAGTTGATTTACCCGACTGTCTGGGTAGTTTACATATCGTAAATCGGTTGTTATGAAACGTTCCTATCATCTCCTTTTGGAAGTCATAGAGTTTGAACGGCACCAGACCTTCATCAAGAGAAACAATCATAATATAGTTTTCTACAAAATATTGTGGATCATCCATACACCTCTTATACTCTTGAAGTTCCTCCTTTGTCCATTCTTGTTGGACATTAGCTTTCTTGAGGTTAGGGTTTCCTAGATAGTTCTGTTCCATAAT